GGGAAGGAGAACACCATCCGATGAATTTGCCGATGTTGTCGTTTACATATCCAAAGAATGTTTTCCAATTATCCCCTTTGAGACCCTCATCCATTTTAGTAAACAGATCGTTGAATGCTTTCGCCGTCGTATTAGCAATCGGACCTGCGTATCCGAGAAGAGTATTTAGGATTGAAAACCCCGTCGTCATTCCGTGGATAATTTCTGGACGCAGAGTGTTCGACCACTCGACGTATGCGTCCTTCAATTTCAAGAATCCTTGCGCCGCTGCCCAGAGTGCAGGGTGCTTATTCTTCATATCCGCGAGGGCTGCGTTGAATTCCTCTAGTTTTGCGGGAGACAAGGAGTCAATATCAGTTGTCATAAGTTTAATGGCTGATATAACATCCTTAAAAACTGGAATGCCAATGATGCCAAGTGAGGCGATACCAGTAGTAAGCACTGCAATGGGTCCGATCATCGCGCCCACAGCACCAGCCAGGACACCGCCGATTGGCCCTGCCGTCGCTGCAAGGAGGATCAGGGCACCGATGAGCCCACCGGAGAGTCCGCCCCCTCCACCGCCGATTGCGTTTTTCAGTTCGCCAAGACTAGTTTTTGCTTTGTCGATATCTTGTTGGTCAACGTCAACGTCAACGTCAACCTCGCCAAGAACCGCATCAATTTCTTCTCGGAGAATTTTTGCTTCGACCAGTGCCTTCGCACCATCTAGTTCTATATCGACAGTCGCGTCTTCGATCTTTTTGAGTTCTGCGTTCATCGCAGCGACTTCATCATCGATGTTCTCGAAACCGATGTTTACATTTTCACTAATGCCTTCGAGTTCATCCTTCAATTTCGCTGCTTCTGCTTGGGCAGCGGTAGTGTCTAGATCAATCGTCGCTTTTAGATCATCAATGGCTTCCAGATCGGTTCTGAGTTTATCCAATTCCTGTGAGGCAACATCAACATCAACGTCAATTTTGCGACCGTCGATTTTGCTGATTGCCTGATCGATCTTTTCCAGATCTTTATAGAGCCCACTGAGTTGACTACGAAAAGACTTGATACTTGAAATACCTTTGGTGGCATCAACATCGATGATGCCCTCAACTGTAAAATCAGCCACGATGTTGATGCCTCCAAAGGTTAGCGCCCACGTCTGCTTGACCTAGCGCGTCTAGCAGCCTGCTCCTGCTTACTGTTCTTCACACGGTAATACGCTGCCCACTGCACGAATTCAGCATGTGACAGTGGCAACACAACTCCCGTAGTTAATTCTTGGACCGTTTGACCCAACCGCTCAGCAAGAGAGAAAAGGAAATACTCACTCGGGTTCAGAAGGAAGACTTTTTTCCGCCTCCTTTTGATCCTTCTCTTCCGTCTTGCTAACTCCCATGATTGCAGTAAGGAGTTTCACAATGGCGGTAGAACTCTTATCCCAAAGCATTTCCACTTCCTCCGGGGTGAGTTCAGGGTTAATCATCCCAAGGCGAACCATTTCCTTCTCAACAAAATCATCGTCAACATTTTCACCACTCTTCGCTGAGTTCTTAAGACTACTCAACTTGCGGTAGGGGATACTACGGATAATGACATCTCCACCCCACTCGGAGATAGGGAGAGTCTTCTCCGTAATATCCTCTGCCTCCATGATGTTGTTAAACGTCAAAACACCCATCTCAATTACCTCTTTCTTTTGTGCGTCAGATATCCACTGATCGGTTTTACTCTTTTGGGGAAGCATCCCCTCCACCTACTACGGAACCAAAGCCCTAGCAACGTCACCCGTCACCTGGAACTCAGCAGACACGGCGTTTGCATCGCCGATATCCGAAGAGACCTCGTAGGACGTGATGAAGCATTGACCGGAAAACTTCGGAAGTCCAGTCGTGCTACCGGAAGGGTAGTATTCGAAAAGGACAATCGTTCCGTTGTTCAGCAAATCCCAAAGGTGAAGATCAGACACGGTGTCATACGGTCCCTCGAAAGGCACCGTCGCATCCTTCAACCCTGGAATGTATTTCTTACTAGTGACACCGAAAGTCGAAACTTCCGAACTGTCTCGGTTGAGCGTGATCCCAACAGAGTTGGCATAGATCGAAAGATCGGAAGCCGTCTGGGGGACACCGTTCGTGCCCAACTTGAAAATTGCTTTACTACCATGTGAAGCAGCCATTTCCTTTTCTCCTTATCTCAGCGTTCGATGATTGCCATGAACGTTCCGGTGCCGGTCCAGAGCACTCGGGTATATCGGTTAAGAGTCATACTTGCCATAATCTGACGTTGACTTCCCCTTCCGCTTGCAAATACCAGCGCCGTTCCAACATCGGTAAACGCCGAATTATCGGTCGAGTGCTGCAATTTAACGTTCAGCGTAGAGGATGCTGTTGCATGGACAACCAAAGCAACATTTGAGTTCGGGTTAGTTGCAGCGAATCCTGCACCAGCATCCATACCCGTTGTGTTACCGCCAGAGCCCTTAACAGACATAGGGCTGGCGACCAAACCTCGACCATGTTTACCAGTTGAGCCAGCGGCGAGTTCCGCGCTGATCTGGTTAACGTCACCGATATCGCTAGTGATTTCGTAACTAGACTCGATAACGTCCATAGTAAAAGCGACATTCCCCTGCGTTAGTTGACCGAACGGGAAATAAGAGAACAGTCCGTCAGTGGTTGAATCAAGGGCCGCTTGAAGGATTTGGTCAATCGCGTCAACCGCTCCGTCGTAAATTCCCTCGATATTCCAAGTAGTGTCTTTTAGTCCTGGCAAATACTTCTTGGACGAAACCCCGAACGTAGAAGCCTCAGACGAATCACGATTGCCCGACACTCCTGCACTATTCAAAAAGGTCGAGAGGACATAACCGTTGCCGATGAACTCTGCTGTAGAGCCATGTGAAGTAGGCATTATTCAGTCACTCCCTTCAAAACAATGTCCGCTCCATCGTTGGCGTGTCGGCTCATAACACCGTCAACGCTAAGAACCTCTGACTCAGGTTTCCTAACCTTGCTAGTGTCACGTTCCTTCCATTCCTCGATGTTGTGGACTCTCATGTGGTGCTTCACCCAATCATCATCAGGGATAACTGAGATTTTGTCACCTGCCTCCACCCGCACTTCTGATTCCTTATCGTCAGGGTGCGGGTAATTCATGCCAACTAGGGCACGGTACTCTTTCGCTTTTCCTGCCATTCTCCTAACCTCCCTACAGTGAATCTTCGTATGAAACTTCGAAATTGATTGTTACCCGCTGCCTTGACGAAGAGTCTGGTCCGAGTTCCGTCGGCTCCGACACTGGCTTGATCCTCTGGTATTTCGTTCCGTTAATTACTGTATCTTTAACGTTCATCCGTTTCATAATCAGGTCTGCTGTTGCGAATGCATTAACGCTGATCTTGTCTCGGACAGTTACTTGCAGCCTCGGAGAACGGACTGCCATTGGATTTCCGTAAGTTTCAGTAGGGGCTCTTCCCTCATACCGAAGAACAGCCACCGCTTTATCTGGTGTGGGCGGCATATCGTACATATAAAGAGTTCCTGTCCCCGCGTTATCGGATGATTTAACAAGCCACGCCAAATCACCAGTAGCAGCATTTAGATAAGTAGTAAAGTCATTGACGGGATCGGTCATGGGAATGTCTTCCTTACCTGCTTGCGGCATTCAAATTTGCCGAAATTTTTGAACACCGGGATTCCTTCAAGCAACGGACCTTCGACATACTTGGCTTTCGTCGGTGGAGCGTGGCTCGCTTTAAGAATTTCGTGGACCGCTGCTGCGTAACTCTCCCCGCTAGTGTTCAAGGCAGCGTCGCCATAGCGAGCACCAGATGAGCGACGAGGACCGCTATGATCGTGGACTCGGATAAACGCCGAATTTGCCAGGAGTCCAGTATTTTTAGGAACCTCAAACTGCGACCGCTTCATCAGCCAAGCGACACTCCGATCCACAGTGCCTTGGGCTGCATCCCCCATTCTCTCTTCCAACTTTGCGAACCGTTGCTTAGTTACTTTCTCACCCTTGATTGTTAATCCCATCACTGCATCCTAACTACTAGGTTGTGCAGCATTCCAACACCGAACTCAGAATCGTAGTGCCGCTCGACAGAAATGATGTGCTTCTCACCTTTGTCGGGAACGGTGACTACGATTTTTTCGTCTTCGTCAATATCTACAGGAGTAAGAATATCTTCATTCATCGGAACCGGAGCGACATAAGCAGTCAAGGAAATTGTGACCTCAGTACCCGATGCGGTTCTGACCGTTGTTGCTGAGTCGTCCAGAAGGCACATATATTCTCTAGTGCCACCAGCGACATTTACTGGCTGACCATAATCGTCATAAGTAGTTTCACCCTCACCACTTACTTCGATTCGATGAGGCATGAGGTCCGCAAATTCTTCGCTTGCTGTCGTCACAATTCCTCCCCCAGAAGATTATCGGGATAGTTATTCGCATCGTCAGCAACCACAGGGTTGTCGTGCATCCCGAGTCGAACGTGAGGGCCTCTAGAAACTTGCGTCATAATCACTTGGGCTCCACTACCGCTTCTGCCCCTGTTCCGAAGAGACGCAGCGAACTTCAACCACCGCTCAGAAATATTGCCATAGTTAATCGACAACGGGCCAACAGTTTTATCGGCTAGGTTCGTGAACTTGCTCGACTGCACTAGCGCCAACTCAGCAGCAGTGGCATACGGGCTCGAATATTCCGTGAGCGTGAATTCAATTTCTGAATCAGTGAAGAAGGCAGTATCCATATTGGTGTCTTGCAAAAGGAATCTCACCCGATCAATCGGTCGGGCAGCAGGGTCACCGGAATATGAATACTCATGCTTAGTTGTTGAGGTCAGCAGAATGGAAAGAGGTCGGTGATTAGGAACCGTGAAAATATCGGTTCCTTGCGTTGCTTTGAAAAACGCAAAGGCAACATCATCGGTTACATCTGTCGTGTCTTGGTTAGTCCACTGGTATTCGACAACACCGTTTGCAGCAGGGACAACAATATCTGCATCGTTGGTGAAAAAGTCGGTGCTTCCGTCCAAGTGGTTAACGGTAAATTCAACGTCATACCCGGTAAGGTCAACCGGATTACCGCCCAAATAAAGAGTCTTACGGATCAAGGGCAGGGTGTCGCCTCTTCGAATCACAATGTCATGCATCACGGACTCCGGTTCTTGATACAGGTCCACGGGCTCGGTAGCGGGTGGCACTTCGACCAATGGTAAGGGCTGGGCCTTCTCCAACGCGAATTCTTGTTCTGGTATCCGACCCCGCAGGTTTCACGATTAGTGCAGCAATCGCTGTTGGTATTCCGAATTGTTCCAACGAGAGAATCGAAAGTGCCTGTGCAGTGATCGCTCCGAACTGTGCCAGCGGGTTTCCGAAATTCTCCGCACTTGGAATTCCTGTGGGCTGAGAAGTCAATCCACCAACGCTGATTGTGGGGCTTCCCATCGCCTGTTGGCTGGGGATGCCCGTCGGACTGCTCGTGAGCGTGCCAGCGGTCGCCGTGGGCTGCGACACGGACTCCTGAGAACCGATACCAGACGGGGAACTCGTGAGAGTGGAACTCATCGACGGAGTTCCAAAAGTTTCTCCGCTTGCGATTCCTGTCGGAAGAATTTCGTTTGTAGAAACCAGGACCGGCGTTCCAAATGCTTCTGCCGATGGGATTCCACCCGGACTCGAAACAAAATCGAGAATCGCGGTTGTGGTTCCAAAAATTTCAGCAGAAGTAATCGAACTCGGGGAAGCGGTATAAGTAGCACTATAAGCAGGAGTTCCAAAAACTTCTGCACTTGCAACACCGCTTGGGCTACAAGTGACAGTGGAACTCATTGTAGGACTACCAAAGGCTTCGGCAGATGTGATTCCTGTCGGATTACTGGTGAGGGTTAGAGCAACGGTGACGGAGCCAAACGCTTCGGCGCTAGTAACAGCGTTAGGGCTCAACGTCACCGTTGCAGTCATTGTGGGAGTACCGAACGCCTCGGCACTCGGGATGCTAGACGGGCTAGCGTCATTAGTGGTAACCGATTGTGGAGTACCAAACGCTTCTAGACTTGCAATACCTGTAGCAATAAAACTCTGAACAACATTTACGCTTGTGGTTCCGAATGCCTCTGCCGAAGAGATACCCGATGGTGATGCGGTAAGAGTTAGGACTGCACTAACCGTCCCAAAAATCTCCGCACTCGCAATCCCAGACGGAGAGCAGGTAACCACAGTCGATACAGCAGCGGTCCCGAATGCCTCTGCACTTGCAACTCCTGTCGGACTGGACGTTAGGGTCTTAATTGCATTTGCTGTTCCAAAAACTTCTGCCGATGCAATTCCGGTAGGACTCGACGTGAGTGTGAGGACAGCAGCAGCGGTGCCGAATGCTTCAAGGCTACTGATGCCAGTCGGTGAATAAGTAGTAAGGAAACTAGCAGTGGTAGTACCGAATGCTTCCGCACTTGCGACCCCACCTGGGCTGGCAGTCAACGCACCAGATGTTTTTACAGCAGTACCAAATGCCTCGGCACTTGCAATACCACCTGGCGATGCGGTGAGAGTGAGAACCACAACGACTGTACCGAATGCTTCGGCAGAAGAAATTCCACCAGGACTCGCGGTCAAAGTCTTAATAGCGTTATGAGTACCGAAGGCTTCTGCGGTTGCTACACCGCCAGGTGATGCGGTCAATGCACCCGCAACATTTACATGAGTACCAAACGCTTCGAGAGATGCAATTCCTCCTGGTGAGGAAGTGAGAGCACCCGATGTTTTAACCGCAGTACCGAATGCTTCCAGACTGGCAACTCCACCTGGCGATGCGGTAAGGGCACCAGCAGTATTTACATGAGTGCCAAACGCCTCTGCACTGGCAATACCAGTAGGCAACACAGCGGGGAGTCCGATTGTGGCAACTGGTCCACCACCACCGCCCAACACTTCTTCATCATAAAAAATATTGGTCTGGTCGTCGTCGATTTCCAGCGAATAGTTGTACGACAAGACGCGGAGAGTATTCGGGTATGTGTTTACTCTGCAATAAACCCAAGCAGGAGCAGATGCAGGGGCCGCTATAGAAACCGGAGTGGACCACGCACCACCGATGGGTCGAGACGAATACATCACATCGGAATTGCTGACTTGCGACCAGATAGCATGGAAAGTTCCGTTAGTCGGATCAACCGCTAGAGAAAGAATTGCAGATTGGTTAACAGTTGCACCAGGGTCTAGAACAACGGCGCTCGCACTAACGGTTTCTTCGGAGCCAGGTGTTCCGTTTGTCATTAACACAAATTTGGCAATACCCGATCCATTTGCAAACAGCGCACCGACATAGGTGTTTCCACCGTTGACATACGCCTGTGGCGCAGCATGAGCAATCGGAGCAGTAGTGTTTACTCCACCGCTGTCCATTCTCGTGCTTGAACTATCTAGAGTTCCACCGCTAGTTAGTTTTTTGTAGTGTAGTTGCGAAGATTTAATGTAGATGATGTGGCTGTTGTTATTTGAATCAAGAATGGCGGCAGGATGAAGTCCCGAAGAATCTACATCGGCTTGGGTTCCATATGATCCCGCGCTAGTTCTAGATCGGTAACTCGGTTTAGTCGTGCCATTGCTATAAAACACCCACTCATAAGACTGGTCGGTCGGCGAGGTATGTGATGCATATTGCGGAGAGCCAGTAACCGAGGCCATGTTCTCACGAGTATTACTGACCCACGTATCAGGGTTTGTTGCATGGTCACTAGTTCGGAAGGATGAGTAAGCCACATAAGACCGTTGCCAGGTAAACGTAAGGATTTTATCGGTTGCATCCCAAGTGACCCAACCACTTTCAAGGTCTCCAATACCGCCTGTGTCAGTACCCGGTCTGTTGGCAGCGTCCATTTCCGTCCATGTTTCTCCACCGTTAGTGGACTTCATGGCACGGGGTTGGTTATTCGCTGCAAGTTGAGATTCAGTAATCCTATAAAGATTACCGTTACTATCAATGATCGGCGGGCAATAACCAGACGACTCGGGCTCTACGTGAGTAGTGCCCATCGAAACAGGCAGGTTCGGATTGCTTGCTCCCGTTGCCCAAGTTTCACCACTAGGAATTCCGGTTGGAGTTGCGGTCAATGTACCGCTCAGTGTTGCTACCGCAGTACCAAAGGCTTCGGCAGAACTAATAGAACTAGGACTACCAGTAATTGCTGAGCCACCCATTACCGCTGTGTGTCCACCACCAGGGGTGACGTTCGCTGCCCAACGAACCATCTGACACAGCAGCACAGAAGTATTAGCGTCCCAAGAGGCAGGGGCAGAACCGACACCGATACCAGAGCAGACTCGACGGGCAGGAGCAGTACCCGTTGTCAGGGTCGCTCCACTTTCTGCACGTAAGACTGTGGAATGTCCGGTGTTTCCTACTGGCGCGCAAACCTGAACAGTTCCGCTTGCCTGCTGTGCGGTTGTTACTCCATAGTTTCCGCTGGCACCTGACCGCCAAGTAAACGGATCAGATAAACCAGCAACGATTGCGTGCCCTGTTTCAATAATGTCGTACTGCGTTGTGGAAGTCGGGTTTGTTGCAGCAGCAGTTGACATTCTAATGGCATCCCACGAAGTTTCGAAGAACACCAAAGGCACAGCCATTGTTGGGTAAGCGTTAATTGCGGTAGTTCCGGTGGACGAACCAGACTCCGTGTGAACCACAACATCATAGGTGGTCGTATCTGTCGGAGGGGATGCGGTCTCACTCTGGTAGGTACAGGTCATTCCGTCGGCTTCAAGAGCCGCTTTAATAATGTCGTCGTTCGCATTCGGAGTTGGATCATCGTGAACGATCAAGACTCTTGGATTGCCACTAGGAACTGGAAAAGTTTCACCAGATACAATTCCACTAGGGCTATAGGTGATGTTGAGATTCTCTCTCAACCGAATAAGAGTTTGTGTTCCGCGAGAAGCAGAAGACGCGGTTGCGGTGACTACAGCAGCGGCGCTTGCAGTGCCAGTAGTTACTGGACGGTCAAAAACCATACCGCCAATATCGTTACCAGTAGTTCCTTCCAGTGCTTCGGTGCGCTCGTTTGCTGTACCCCAAGCGGAAATTCCTGTAGCGGTTACTGCCTGTGCGGACCAAGTGGGCAATTCGTCTTTATTAGAAGAACCAAAAACGCACATATCCCCAGCAGTAATGCCAGGGTTCGATCCCATCGTTGCAGACCAGGCAGTGCCGTCCGCAGTGTAAGCACCAGAAGCAGCGGCTACTTCCCAAACACCTTGGGTTTTTGTATACCGCAAAGCAACAGCAGCGGAAGAGTTGCCACTAGTAATACTAACAGCAGGAAGAGAAGACCAAGAAGCATCTTTGATTCTATAAAAAACTGCTTGCCTTGTTGGTCCAAGACCGTTTCCTGTAGTACCACCACCACCAGCAACATTGACAGCGAGCGTCCAGTCAGTAGGTGTGTTAATTGTTGCAGTATCAGGTTTCGTAATAACAAAAAGAAGAACAATGTCGCCGTTAGCCAAGGACGCAGGCAGACCAGCAGAAACGGTAGTCGAGCCAGTGCCAATTGTTCCGATTGTTCCAAAAGCGATGCTCACGGGATCACCACGCAAGAGGCTCTACCAGTATTGCGCGTGCCAACCGCCCAAGCAGAAGTGAGCGCGTTCATAACTTGCGTTGCAAGGGTTTGAGTATCAACAACAGTCAAAAAATTCACAGTAGAGCCAGTGCGAGTTGCCACATCTTCTATATCAGTAAAAGCATTGAGCGCCGAGTTGATCGCGTTGACTGCCGTTGTTGCATTACCTGTTGAGTTATAGGTGTAGTCAATTACAATGCGCCACTGCATTTTTCACACCTACCTTAAAGAATTAGTAAACGACCTAGGACCGGGGATGGAGCCCTAGGTCGTTTACAACCCCGGTCACAACTTGAAAATCTTGTTGGAGCCGTTGTCCCAAGCGATTGTAATGTCACCACCGTTGGGGATGATCGGGAAGTTGGTTCCAGTATCGATCCAAGCAATCAAACGCTGGGCAGAAGCGGCCACGTCACCGCCACCACCTACAGCACTCGACTGGAAAACCAATACCGAGTGGTTAGAACCGTTAGCAGTCACAGCGGTGTACGCCACATCTGCTCCGTCTGCCACGCCGTTAGTTACCGTCTTCGATCCGAGAGCCGAAGAAGTAACGTGAAGAACACCGCTCGCCCCCGTTACATCACTCACAAACTTGTGAGCAGCGGAGAAGGTATAAGCACGGACCAGTGCAACCTTAATGACAGCGGTATCCCAATCGATAGTCGCGTCGAGGAAGCCTTCGCGTCCTGGGTCAAATAGTGCGTTAGCCATTGTCCATCACACTCTCTTTGGACTCGATTCCCTCCGCAATAAAAATCTGTGCCAGGGCTTCGCGCTCCTTATCGGTCAATTTCTCGAATGCTTCTTGGGCAGACGCTTCGGTGAGCCGACGATCATGTTCCTGAGAAAAAGCCCGAACCTTCTCCTTGGCGCTTTCCAAATCACCAGAAGCCTGGGTCCAAGCATCCATAAGTTCTTCGTCGGACATATTGCCTAGTTTTTTCATTGTTTACCTTCCTGACAAAAATGTGGGGTGGAGTAGGAAGATCGTCCCCACTCCACCCCACTATCCGACGTTACTCGTTGTCGCTGTCGTCGTTTTCCTTGGCGGCTTCCTTGCACGCTTTGAGCGTCGGGGATTCTCCACCCTTCAACTCCACCGCGATAACGCCAGCGATAAAGGAAGACGGAACATCAGGGTCTTGGTAGGGGTCATAGTCGTCCGACGCCTTACCCTTGACATTCTTCTTATCTTCGGTCGCTTTTTCCTTCTCCTGGGCTGCTTCGATCTTTTCCGCTTCCTCAGGAGTGGCTTCCGGTCCTACCGCGTCGGCAGGAGACGGTTCAGCCGTCTTAGACGCTTTGCTCTGCGAGGCCACTGGTCTTTCCCTTCTTAATTGTCTTCTTCTTGGTTACGGATTTCTTTGCTACCCGCTTCTTGGGTGCAGGAACCTCATCCTCAACTTCGGACTCGGTATCAGTTTCCTTTTCAGCAGCGGCGTCCTTCTTTTTCTGCCCTTTAATGAAATCCTCGACTACTGACTGGTCAACCCACATTTCTTCGAGTCGTCCGGTGCTCATCAGTGTCCGAAGAACACTTCCATCAAATTCCGCTGCCTCCGGCATAAGATCACCGAAGTTACGTGTCGAGTCCCCCACCTTCATGTTGTCGTGAAGAACTCGCCACGTCTTTACCTGCTTACCAACCGTTGCAGACATTTCAATACCTCCGTCAGAATTACTGATTACGCAACAGCAGCGGTGTAGAAGGCACCCAACTCAGGAGCAACAATCTTGAAGTCGTATGCCATTTCGATTTCGATGCGGTCGCAAGCAATCGGCTCCATGCGGAACTTCTTGACGCGACCACCGAATGCAGACGCTCCCAGGTAACCCTTCCACGAGAACGTGTAGCCACCAGAGGGGGCCTCACGAGAAGGACGGGGAGCAGCGTAGCCAAGCAGGAACGACTTGGGGTTACCAACGTAAGCAGTAGCGGGAACAGCGTCCGCAGTGAGTTCGTCAGTAAGGTCAGTCGCCTGAACGGCGTCAGCGGTATACACGTTGTCGATCTGCAAAGCAGACGCGACCAGAGACTCCGTGAGAGTAAGAGCGTTCTGCGTGTATTTAATTCGATCCACAAACTCGGGGTGGTCGATCAGAATGTCCCAAACGTCCGTTCCAAAAACAACGAAGTTCGGGTTAATTCCAGTCCGCTTGTGGAAGCGACGACGAGCAGCGCGGAACGTCTTCATCGGAGACGAGGCTGCCTGGTCGAATTGAATAAACTGGTTTGCAGTAGGACCGGACACGACACCCGCGAGGTTATCGGTCCAAACCGACGCCACGAAGAATGTCGAGTACCACTCCAACTCACGACGGAGAAGAGCCTGCTCAGTGATGAGTTCGGTTCCAGTCCTGTCGAGATTCCAGTTTTCATCAGCAGACGCGCGGTTCTGATCCTCAACGTCGTGGTGCAGACCCCAAACCTCAGTGGCGAAGGTGTCTCGCGTGAAGTTCCAGTCCACACCGGGCGTCTCGGTTCGCGGCGCACGCTTCAACATATTGGTCTGCAAGAAACTCTTGCGACCCATCTTGTTAAAGAAGTCCGTCTGCTTGTCAGTCGGGATATTGGGGAAAACCTTATCCGCAATATAACTCGACCGACTCTGCTTGTAGGCGACCATCACCGTAGAAAGTTCTCGGTTGACGTGCATATCGCCGGGCATCAAGTAAGGCATTGTTTTTCCTTTCTTCTAATTCCGGCGGTCAGGAGACCGAACCGAGTGGCTTCAACAGGACAGAAACAACCTCGCCCTGGGCAGCAGCAGCCGTTTCGGTAATACCAACACACTGTCCAGCCTGAGCGGTTGTGGTAACCCGCCCTACTGAATCAAGGTAAACCGGAACGCCAGCAGCAAGAGCACCGGCGACACCATTAATTGCACGAGTGACACCAGAAATCATCACCGTTGCAGACGAACGCTCAGCACCAAGGAAAACACCAGTACCGGGCTTGTTCGGCTTGTTCTGCAAAACTCCAACAGCCTTGTCTGTGGCAGCAGCAACAGCGACGAGAACCGCACCGTTGAGTTTCACAAATCGAAGGTAGGAGCCAGAAAGGTCAACCGCCGCTTCGTAAGAGCGAGTCTGACCGGGAATTTCGTAAGCCATTTCCTTTTTCCTTTCTTAATCAGACGCCAGCGGTCGGCTTGTAGTTGGCACCATCCATCAACTGAACAGCGGCCTGCTCGTAAGTGAGCGAGCCATTGCTCTTGCTGACCAGTTCCTCAATCTCCTGCTTCTTCGGGTCCGCAGAGGGATCACCAGAACCGGGAAGACCGTGAGACTTGAAAATGTCGGACTGCTTCAAGTTTTCCTCAGCAGCGTCCAGCGTCTTCTTGAGTTCAGCAAACGCCTCGGGGTTGGCTC